CTCCTCCCAGTCCTCGCTATCCTTCGCCACCACGAGCTGCTCCAGCGTCCACAGGAGAAGCCCGACGTCAATGTCGGCCCGCTCGGTGGGGCTGAGCCTGCTTGACACGAAGTCAGGCAGAGCGTTTGCCAGCCGTGGCACGAACACGAGGCCATCCCGCAGGATGGGCGTGACCAGCCTCTTGAAAAAAGCCACCTCGACGAGCTGCATCGGCTTCACGCCGCCGCCGCTCATCGGGGCCTTCTCGATCACTAGCACTTCTTTCGCCACGATGCCTCCGTGTAACGCGCCCGCAGGCGCTCACTGGCGACGCTCGCCGGGTGAGTTGTCGCGCCGGTGCAAATCTCGAAGCCGCTCGGGTGCATCGCAAGGACGACGCGGCGCTGTAGCTCCTCGACGGCGTGGCGCGGGATGGGCTTACCTGTCAGCCGCTCGACGTCGATGAAGAAGCGCGCGATCTCCTGCTCCGCTTGATAGATGCGGCTGGCCTCTGCCGGCGATAGGAAGGTGTTAATGAACCACCAGCGCAGGAGTGACGGCATCTCTCGGCCGCTCCACCCATCCTCCAGGGTGGGCAGCTCCGCACAGACGCCGGGCGCCTCGGGGCACGCCACGGTCTCCTCGAAGATCAGGCCTACGCTGCGCCGCACGTCGTCGCTCAACGGATGTACCCGGTGCTGTTGAGCAGCCGCCGCATGAAGACGCGAGCCTTCGGCGCGATCCAGAGCGCGAGGCCATTGGTGCGGGCGGCGTCGCGGGACTCACTGAAGCCGGACCCATACGAGCGCTGGAGCACGCTACCATCCTTGTCGGTCACCAGCGCGGTCTCGCTCAGGCCGAACGCTTCAGAGCCTGCGTCGATGCCGTACTCCACCTGGGCCGCCACCGCGGGCTTCAGCAGCATGTCGGGCAGGCGGGGATCGGAGAGGGTGGTGCGGTCCCAGATGCGAGGGAAGACGGACTCTTGGCGGTATTCAAACTGGGTTTCAGACGGGACTGAAGTGGCGAAGCCACTGGCCAGCGTGATGGTGTTCGTCCCTGCGCTGTTCACTACGAGGCGGCGCTCGCCGATGATGCTGGCCTCCGACGACGAGACCACGTGAATGTAGACGCCGCCCCGGGCCCAGTACGCGGGGCGCCGGTCCCCGAAGAGCGTGGCTGTCAGGTCGGTCTGGAGCGGGGCCATCGTTGCCGCGGTCGTGCCCATCAGGTCCGTGTAGTAAGGCGGACTCGGTCCAGCGAAGGCGTCGATGACACGCTCCGCGTCGGAGATGAAGGACGCCGCGAGGGCCTGATTCGAGACGGCCGCCATCGTGTGGATGTACTGCGCCAGCTCCGTCGGGTTCAGGTAGTTATAAACCGAGAACGGCACACGCTACTCCTCACACACAGAAGGCCCGCCCACCACCGCGGTGAGCGGGCCCGTTAGGTTGTTCACGCGACCGCGGGGCCGCGCTTGTTCTAGGCTCTGTCGAGGGGCACCACGAGGTCCGCGTCGATCAGGGTCTCACCCCAGATCGCTCGGCCCGTGTAGCCCACCGCGAAGTGCCGCGGCTGATCGAAGACCCGCACGTCGATGGTGCGCAGCATGGCCATCGCCAGCCCCACGCGGTGCATCACGATGGCGTCACCCACGCCGCTGGGGATGTTGTTCGAGAGGAACACATCGAGGCCGAGCGCCTGACCGATCAAGCCGGTGCGGTTCGCGTCAGCCCCCGCGATGGAGTCGGAGCGCATGAAGTCGCTGATTCCGAGGAGGTCGCTGTAGACGTCCGGGTTCACGACCAGCACGCGGTCGGTCTGCGGTGCGTTGTTCTCGTTGAGCAGTTCGATGGCGCTCACGAGCGTCGCCCTGGTGACCGTCCCCGTCAGCGTGGTCGTCGCGCCCGAGGCCGCTGCGAACACGTTCTGATCCACGACGGCCGCGAGGGCTGCCGTGCGCTGCATGAGGATGGACTCCCCTAGCTGGACGTTGGCCTGATCCTGCTCGGTGTATTCCACCTCGAAGTGGAAGCCCTTGTTGTTGTCCAGATTCAGGACCAGCGTCGCCTCGCTCGCAGCGTCGGGCGCGTCGATGAGGTTGGACACGTCGTCGATCTGCGCGGTGCTGAACGCGAACTTCGGGATGCGAACCGCATCGGACGGGCCGCCGGGATCGACCCAGGTCGTGTTCACGACTTGCGGGGCGATAGCTGCCGCGGCGAACTCGAAAAATGCTTGGTCTGACCAGAGTGTCGGGTAGAAGTTGGTGAACGTATTGGAAGCCACGGATGGAATCTCCTTCGTCGGGTTGGTCTACCGCAACCAACCCGAGGCCAGTTACTGGCCGACGGTGAAGGCGGTGGCGGAGACTGATGTGGGCCAGTGTGGCCGACTTTTATCCACGCGGGCCCGGAACTCCGGGCTGTGTCTGACCGCGTGGGGTGTGTCCAGATACTCCTGCGGACTGATGTAGTCCGGGTCGGAGGCTGCCCGGCTTGCATCATCGGGAGGCGTCGAGGGCCCTGGGGTGCGCCGCACACGGGGTGCGCTGCCGCCCTCGGGCGCATCGTCCTTGACGATGAACAGGTCGGGGTACTGGCTGATGGTCGTGGCGACGACCGCCGCGATGGTGTCCGCGTCGTGCGCCTCGCCGATCTCCGTCGTGGAGACCAGCTTCTGGAGCGCCGTGACTCGCGACCCGGAATAACCGAGCCCGATGATGTGGTCACGTACAGCGTCCCGCACGTCGCGCTCGGTGGCTTCGCGCTCCAGGCGCTCACCCTTCTCGCGCTCGATGCGCAGGGCCGTGTCGAAGTCGCCGGCAGCCTTGGCTGCCTCCTGCGCCTCGCGGTCCTCGCGCGCCTTGGCGTCTTGTTCCAGCTTGTCCGCCCGGCGGCGCGCGGTGCGCGCGTCGGCCTGGAGACGGTTGTGTTCCTCGGTGGTGAGCTGGACGGTTCCGGGCGGGCCACCCGACGGCGGCGCGGTCGGCTCCGGGGCCTCGTGAGTCGGGACCTCGGGAGTGGACGGTGCGGTGTCTTCGGCGGACATGGATGTGCCTCGCGGTGCAACCCCGAAGGATCGCCTGCAACGGTGAACGGTTGAGCACTAAGCCGGCGCTGCGAAGCCGGGGGCTCCTCCCCTTCGGACGGAAGAGGGACTCTCGTGTACTGTACCCCCGCGAGGAGTGGATGCACCTAGCCGCGCGGCTTCCCTGGTGTCGTCGGGTCGGGGATCTTGCTGGGCTCGGGGATGTTGGGGGCGGGCACGCCCTCCGGCTCGGGAGCTGCGTCGACGTCTCCAGCGATCCCGGTGGTGTCCACATGCGGCGGGGCCCAGCCGAAGATGGGCTCCTCACTGGGGTTCGGCACCGACTCGAACCGGACGCCGTGGTCTCCCGGGTAGGGCTCTCGGTGGTCGAACTCGTCCAAGAAAATGACCTTCGGGATGCCGTCAGGGAATGCCGGGCAGGTGAAGATGCCTTCGTAATGCTTGCAATCGTAACACTGGGAGCCAATCATATCTTCCTCCCCAGGACTTCCTCAAAGGCGGCCAGTAGGTTCTTCGGGATCTCGTGAGCGAGGCCCTCGGTGAAGTACACCGCCACCTCTGCGAATAGCTCGGAACGGTCGAGCAAAGCGTACTCGCTAATGCTGGCCATATCAAGCCGTGTAACCTTGTGCTTTCTCAGGGCATCGTTCCACGGATTTACGAGATTCCGCTCGTAGTACGCCATGTGTCCCATCTCGTGGTAGATCGTGCGCTTGACAGCGTCGCCACCCTCCAGCGTGAACCACTGTTTGGCCGCCTTCAGCTCGGCCAGTTTGGTCTTCGCCTTTTCCAGAAGCTTGTCCTGAACCGACTGCCCGGGCATGGCCGGATGGCGCCCGCGCTTGGCTACTTTCGCCTCCGCCATCTGCACCCGTCTCTCCGCGGCCACCACCTTCGCGGCGCGGCGGCGAGTGTGGTCTACCACCTGCTGGGCCTGGATCTTCGCGGAGTGGATGACAGCCTTCTTCTGGAGATCCAGCACGAACGCTGTCCCGGGCCTGGCAACCCAGGCACCTTTTCTCCCTCCGGTAACCGAGAAGGACATGCGCCCGGTGGACTTCATGCTCCCCAGCTTCCTGTAGAACGTCGTGTCGGGCAGCACCCCCTTCGTGCCTGCCGTCGACCAACCCAGCACGTCGGTCTTCGACGTGACGCCCAGCCGTTCCCGGACATGATCCATCGCATCTACCACCCTAGTGACGGCGTCTCTGCTCGCCCCCTCTAGGTTAATCTCCCGGGTCACGTTCTCCAGCGCCCACTCCTTCGCCTCCTTGGTGCTCTCGAACGTCTTCGGAATACGCGGGGCGCCGGTGGTCTTCTTGGGCACGCGCGGGCGCGGGCGCGGGCGCGGACGCGGGCGCGGACGCGGACGCGGCCGGAATTGCGGTGCAGGATCAAAAGAGAGCAGCCTGCTCGGCATCGGGGCCGGGGTGCCTTTCGCCCTGCGCGGGATCTCGGTGGGCTCGTAGTCTGTGTCCATCACATAACGGTGGCGGCAGTTTGGATGGAACACGCCGCCCGCGCGGGCGTCGTCGATGGTGGGGATACCAGCCGTCGCGCCCGTTAGGCTACAGGTGACACCCTCCCACGCGGCGCACGCCGGGTGCGTCGTGCCGTTGGCGACGATCTTGACGACGTCGACATTATTCTGAAGGTAGCGCTGGCGGAAGGCCACGCGCCTGGAGTCGGCAATACCCGTGCGTCCCACCATCCGAGAGTAGGCCGTGGGATCCCAATACTTCCCCGACGGTGTCAAGACCTTGAGCTTGCCCGCGACCTCGGTCAGGAGGTTGCTCTCTTCGAGGGACTTGAGGATGCCCGCCGTCGAGAGGCGCGGGTCTCCGAGAGCGAGGCCCTGCGTCAGTGCCCGCCGGACGCCACTGAGGCCACCAGCCACACGGGTCTGCAAGGTGCGGACAGCGGCGCGGTCGAAGCCGGTGAAGGTGCCCTGGACGGCCACCCCGGCCTGCTCTAGCGTGAGCTGGGCAGACGCGCCGCTTTGTCGGTACTGTTCCGGCAGCGAGGCCCCGACGAAGTTGGCCTCCTCGCCGGTGAGCTTCGCCAGCGTGCGGCGAGTCTCGGCGAGCTGCGCCTCGAAGTAGGCGGTCGAGCGCCCAGCATCGCGGGCCACGGAGACGAGCTTCTCGGTGTCCGTGACGAGCGCGCGGTACGCGGTGACGAGTTGCGCCTCCGGGTTCGCCATGACCTACACCGTCTTCGACGGCTCCCGGCCCAGCGGCACCTTGCCGCGCTCCTCCGGCAGCGCCTCGTCTGGCTTGGGCTCATCCAGCCCCGCCTCTCCCATGATCTCCTCGGCCTCTTGCTGCGAGACGCCGAACGCCACCTGAATGATCTGAAGACCCGCGTCCCGCGGCAGCTCGTGCGCCGCTACCTGGGTCACGATGTTCACCATTGAGCTGACCTGGGCGCCGTTGAGCAGCGTCTTCTGGATGTCCTCAGCCACACCGAGCCCGTCCTCCTGGGTGAGATCAGGCGGCGGTGCCTCGGTCTCCGGCGGTAACGGCGTGAGCGTCGGCCCGGACGTGCTAGGTGCCTCCGGGAGTTCCAGCAGCGGCAGCACCGGCTCGGCCGAGCCCTGGGTGGCTGCGTCGTCCACCTTGTCCTGAAGGATCTCCTGAACCTCGGCGTCGGCCTCCGTGTTGGTGAGGTTGTGGAGGTCCGCGAGCGCCCGCTTGGTGCTCACGAGTCCGGCGCCCTTCTGGGCGACGTACTGCATCACCTCCGCCTCTTGGTCCTCGATGATCGGGTCCGGCCAGTGTATGCTGATGGCCCCGCGCTGGTACTCCGCCGCGCCGTCCTCGCGCAGGGCGGCGTTCTCCATCTTCTGCGAGATGCGGAAGAGGTCACGGATGCCGATGTCGAAGCTCTGGCGCAGGTCGTTCACCTTGTTCACGGTGCGGTGCGCCTTGAACCGGAGCGCCCGCGCGCTCTCGACCTGGGAGCCGTCGCGCTCCAGGCCGAAGCTCGCCGGGCTCGTCTCGGTCGTAATGAAGAGGTACTCCTCCAGCTTCTCGACCTCGTGCTGGATGGCGCTGATCTGCATGTTCCAAGTAAGAT